ACGCCATCCCAGCCATGTCGCGCCGAGCCAGGCGCCGAGCCATCCCAACCACCTACCAACCCAACCCAACATCAGTCAGGAGACTGCAATGAACATCCCCATCACCTACCTGACCGCGGCCATCGCCGCGCTCAGCCACGACAACGATCCGATCGAGGCCTCGCGGCTCATCCGCCTGGCTCAGATCCACCTCACGAGCGACTTCGTGCATCCTGCGCCCGCCATCCCCGCCACCGTGGAGCCGAGCCAGGCACCCACGTTCTCGCTCGAGCCCTGCCCACCCTTGCGCCGCACGGTGCGTGGCCTCTTGGCGCGTTGGTCATGAAGGGCGTCTGCGAGTATCACCGCTCCAAGCCAGTCATGGCCGAGGTGGAGCGCGTCACCGTGGTCCAGTCCGACCACGGCACCAAGACCATCACCTACACGGTCCTGCGTTGTCCCGACCCAGGCTGCGGCCGCATCCGTGGCACCCGCCGCACCGTCAGCTACGGCGGTGCGTCATGAGGGCCCTGTGCCGTCACCACGTCGAGCGTCCGCGCGACCCGGATGAAGTCCGTGACGCGGACTCGTTCTGGCGCTGGCAGGACATGTTCGTCATGTTCACCCACCACACCGAGGAAGTGCGCCGGGAGGACGAGTCATGACCGACTTCCCGACCCGCCCCTACGGCGTCTCTGACGATGGCATCTTCACCGTGGCCTCGGTCCGCGATGAGATTGCCGATGCCAAGCCATGCCCGATGTGCATGGGCCGTTGGTACTCCAACGGTGGCACATCACACTTCCCAGGTTGCCTGTTCCAGGCCTACCTGGAGCTCGAGCGTCGGCTCGACCACACGCAACGGCAGTTCGACCAGCGCGGTGCCACCATCACCAGCCTCCAGCGCGAGCTCGACCGAACCCAGACTGACCGCGACCGGTACAGGCGGATGATCCGGCGCGGGTTCTGAGTATCCGCTGACGTGGGGATCGTCTCCCTGCGTCAGCACTCCGAGCCATGACTCGGGCAACAACCAATCCCCATCTTTTCGAAAAGATGGACTCACAGAAACCGGAGACCAAGTGAAAACGAACATCAACAGCGACGAATGGACCAAGGTCGACCAAGCCGAGCTCGGCTGGGAGGGTGCGGACATCTACGTCAAGGATGCCGAGATGCCGACGATCGGCATGGTCGTCAACGCCGAAGTCAACAGCCCGGACGGGCGCAGCCCGTTCATGGTGATGTGGATCGGTGACGACATCCTCGTCGCCACCGTGCTGCAGGGTGACCTGATCGGGCGCGTGCTCGGCATCGAGGGCACACCATGAGCGGCGACAAGGTGCCCAAGGCCCGAGTCGGCGATCGTGTCCCCAAGCCGGGGCCCGAGGCCGACCAAGAGCGGGCTGATGCCAAGGCCGACCGCAACCGGGCCAAGGTCGATCAGCATCTCGACCACGAGACGAGGATGGCGAACGAGATGCGAGCCAACCGACCCCGCATCATCTCGGTCCGCTCATGCCAGGATGCGCTGATGGACAACAAGGCTTGCCCTTGTTGCCTGGCCATCAACACCCACCGCTCGGCGTGCTTGTACCGAGCGTTCATGAAGGCCAACGACCAGCAGATGGAGTGTCGACAGGTCGTTGACTCGGCACGGCGGTTCGCATCCGAACTGCTGCGCAACCTGCGCTGAGGCGCAACGCGAAACACCAGGTAGCCCTGCTTCCCCGGAGGGGAGCAGGGTTACCTGTCGTTTTGCCAACGAATTCTCACGGTTGTGTGTTCTGCGACCGCCACCTCACCCACCCCGCTTCGGCCATGCCCGCATCCCGCACGGGGCCTCCTGGGGGAACACCCGCTCGGCCCCAATTCGCCCCACCATCACCCGGTACGCCTCGTCGCTCGTGTCACACGACAACGAGTGGCGACCGATGCGGTAGGCGACGGCACCGAGTGTGCCCGAGCCAGCGAACGGGTCGCAGACACGATCACCGGGGTTGGTGTAGGTCAACAGCAGGCGTTCGAGCAATGCCTCGGGCTTCTGCGTCGGGTACCCGGTGCGCTCGCGCGAGTTGGTTGGCAAGAACCCGACCTGCCACACGTCGGTCTGCATCCGGCCATCGGGATGGAAGCCCTTGCGGTCCTTGACGTTCATCGTCGCGTACGGCTCGCGGATGATGTTGAACGTGCGTGGCTCGCCGTCCTTGCGCCACACGTTGATGACGTCGTGCTTGTTGGCCAGCTTGCGTTGGCCCGCGCCACCCGAGTTGTAGCACCACACAATCTCGGATTCCCACGTGTTGCCCACGTAGTCCTCGAGATGGACCCGCACGTGGGCCGCCGCGTAGGTCCCGAGATGGACCGCCATCACCCCACCCGGGCGGAGGCTGTCCCAACCTCGCTCCAAGCGAGGGATCAGGTAATCCAGGTACCCGGGCAGGTCGGTCCAGGTGTCCGGGAACTCACCCCAATCGCGCTGCGAACAGAACGGAGGATCGCAGTACACCAGCGCGTTGGACCGACCCAAGTCCAAGTCCAAGCAGTCACCCTGCTGAATCTGCATGTCAGGCATACAAAACAGTATCAGTCATCTTTTGGAAAAGAGGAAAACTTGAAACGGAGACCGGAGTACATGGCCGACCTGATCGTCGGCTTCACCTGCCTCATTGCCGCAGTTGCGGTCGTGCTCGTTGCGATGGGGCTCACACCATGAGAGAAGTTCACTGCACGAAGAACACCCCGCATGAAACTCATGCGTGGGGGACGGATTACATCTGTTCTGGCAAGGCATACGTCCGGCGCTCGGAGCAACTCGACAACGAGATTCTCGTACTCGGCGCGGTGTGGATGGCGCTCGAGGACAAGGACGCGTTCGATGTGCTCCCGTTCGTCGCGGAATGGGATGACGTGGCCTACATCGACATTCGTCTGCCGTTCATGAAGTCGGCGTACCGCGTGACCGTCACCCTGCTGCCAGACACGGAAGATGAGCCCGGATGAAATCAATCAGAAAGGAACAGAAATGCCCAGACCATATGCAGACCTGACCGAGCGAGAGTACGACGAATTGCTGCGCAAGGCCGCGGCCCACGACGCGGATGAGGCCGACGTCAAGCGCATCATCAAGTGGTGCATGTACATCCTCGTCGGTGTGATCATCGGGTTCAGCGCAGTCATCATCGTGTGGCGGCTCATCAACCCGCAGTTGAATCTGTACAAGGCCAACACCGAGAAGCAGTCCACGATCGCGGTGAGCAAGGCCAAGCGCGATGCGGCGGTGTTCGAGAAGGAAGCAGCGATCACCCGAGCCGAGGGTGTCGCTGAGGCCAACAAGATCATCGCCAACTCGATCACCGAGGAATACATCCGGTGGCTGTACGTGGATCAACTCGACACGATCGAGGGACAGATCATCTACATCCCCACCGAGGCGGGCATCCCGATCCTCGAAGCGACGCGTGACTCAGCGGTGGCGGGAGGATGATGGAAACAATCAAACAACTGTGGAGGTACCGGTCGTGGTGGTCACGTCACCCGATCATGTACTGGCACAGCGAGCAGTACCGCCGAGCCGTCAACCTCATCGCCCAGATGTTCATTGATGAGGAAATCCCAAGTGGCTCCAAGGTCGGGCTCGTCAACGAACAGGAGGGCATCCTGCTCTACGCGTTCGTGGAGCGTGACGATGACGAACCATGAGTACGGCATCTTCCATCCCGAAACCAATCGGTGGTTGTTCGACTACGACCCCAACTACCTGCCCGCGGATGAGCTCGTTGACTACCCGACCGGGGTCGCGACGTGGACCGACAGCGCGTTGGGGGCGAAGCGGTTCGCGTCCATGATCGACGCCTTCGAGTTCTGGCGTCAGCAATCCACGACGATGCCGTTGCGTCCTGACGGGCAACCGAACCGACCACTCACTCACTACACGATCAGCATCGAGGTACTGAAATGACAACGTGTGCAGATTGCGGCGAAGAGATAGTTGAGCACCGAGGCAAGTGGGCCGTACACAAGCCCGATCATCTCGAGCCCTACGTCTATGCATGTCGCTACGAAATCATCATCGGCGAAGGCGGCGCGCCGATGCTGGTGACTGCCGACTACCACCACATCGAAGGCGAGCAGCAGCGTCTGTTCCGCCACGTCGTGAAGGAGAAGGACGAATGAGTGATGACGAGAAGCACTGGATGATCTGCCTCGCGTTATCCGTGTCGCCCGTGGACCCGAGTGGTGGTTCAGTGGTGCGGTGGTGCTCGGTCTGCGCGACCGAGGTGTGGATATCCGAGAGCGGGATGTCGCTCGGGGAAACCGTGACGCCGATCTGTTGGGACTGTGCGGCCGGGATCCCCCAGCTGCACGACGCCCGCACGATGATCCCCGAGGCGATCCGAGAACAACTGCGCGAGCAGGGGTTCAGCGATGCCGACATCGACTTCCTGTCGCACATCAGCGACAAGTTGCTCATGAAGGAGCGCAAGAAAAGAGAACAATCAACCAATCAGAAGGGAAATCAATGCGAGTAGCAAGTGCCATCGCCCTCATCGAGAACCTGGTCTACAAGCCGGGTTGGGAGATTCTCGTCGAGGATTACACACACCGCTTCGAGGACACGATCTGCGTGACCATGTGCTGCGACACGTACCGCTCCGAGCGGGACCAGGCCGAGCAGGGGTATCCCGAAGCGATCCGCCCGCGGGCCTCGTTCTGCATCCCGGTCGGTGACATCACCGATGACGTCGGGCTGTACCGAGCGTTGCTCAGCAAGATCATCGCCTACGAAACGCACGAGGCGCGGGAGTTCCTGCGCGTCAAGCCGACGATGTGGGCTCCGTTCAATCCGCATCAGACCGCGGCGATGGAGCGGTTCGCCACGACCCCGGCCGAGTGCACCTGCAAGAGCAGCGTGGGCGCCGACCTTGCCTTCGGCATGGTCTGATCCATCTTTTCCAAAAGACAGAAAGGCAATCAATTGACCAATCCCGATTACACCCACATCACTCTGCTCGTGGATCGGACCGGCTCGATGGAGCGGATCCGTGACGATGCCGAGGGCGCCGTCAACGCCTTCATCAACGAGCACAAGAAGGTCACCGATTCCAAGGCATCGTTGCTGTTGATCGACTTCGACGGTGGCTACGGCGATGAGCCCGGCTACCGCGTCATCTACGACGGTGACATTGCTGAGGCACCGACCTACGCGTTGCTGCCGCGGGCCAACACCCCGCTGCGTGACTCGATCATGAAGGCCATCATCGACACCGGCACCAAGCTGGCCAAGATGAATGAGGACATGCGCCCGGGCGCGGTGATCTTTGTCGTCCAGACGGACGGCCAGGAGAACGCCTCGCGCGAGTTCACCCAGGCTCAGGTCATCGAGGCCATCAAGCGCCACGAGGATCAGTTCAAGTGGACGTTCATCTTCCTCGCCACCGGGCCCGACGCGTTCTCCGCCTCGCGGGATTACGTCGGGACCCGGATGATGCAGACCAACACCGTCAGCAACACAGGTGGTGGTACCAGTCACGCTGCATCCACGGCGTATCTCGCCGGGGCGACGGTGGCCCAACGCAAGGGGGCCCGCGAGCCTGATGCGGCCTACGCCGCGGAAGTGGACGACAGGGGCAACGTCGAGGAAGTGGCCCCCGACTAGTGGCTGCACCTGACTACGCGGGCCCGCAACACGCCCCGTGGTTAACGATCGCCTGCCTCATCGCCGCCTACGTACTGATCGTGGTCAGCGTGTGGTGGGGCAGGCATCGTCGGGACGACCACGATGCAGCCGAGTTGGCCAAGCACGCGCAACTCATGAAGGAGATTCGCAACTACGAGCGGGATGAAAGGAACAGTGCATGGGATGAGGCTGATTGAACACGAGGGGTCGCACCTGTTCGAGGTGGGCTCGAGGCGCTGGCTCGCAACCGGCGTGTTCCGCGAGGACCACGAGCTCCACTTCAAGGACCTGACCAGCGACGGGTGGATGCGGTCGCGCGGATGCCGGATCAGATTCGAGACCGGTTGGGAGGTCTCGATCATTTGGGGAAACATGACCTACTCGTCCAACCGCAGTCACCCGTGGCTGTTCCACGACGAAGGGTTGCCCGAGTGGACAGAGGAACCGACCACGGTGGAAATCATGGTCATCAACAGCAAGGGCGAGCAGGCCGATCAGCGAGAAATTGTAATGGGGTGGGTGACCGAAGATGAGATAACCAGGCTGCTCCATCTGCTTGCCGAGTTACCAACAAATGCAACATTCAGTTACGACATGATCAGAGAGGAATGAAGGTGATTCTCCCGCCAGAGATTGACCAAACGCCGAAGGGCAAACGAGTGAAGTTAGTGAGTATCAAGGACCGACACAGATGGCTCGGACCGGGATGTGAGGGCACGGCCGTGGCATGGGCGACGTTCGATATTGGGGGATCGAGCCAACGCACGCTGCAGATCGAGTGGGACCACGGCCCCGACGTATCCCTGATCGAGGGCATCGACGAATGGGAGTGGACCGATGAATGAGCAGCAACGAGAGCGTGAAGCGATCGAGGCACTACGCCTGGCGCAGACGACGATCAAACTCATCTCGGACAACCGAGAGGACACCGAAGCTGCGGCGCGTGCGCTGGCAGTGCTGGTCAGGACCCTCACGCGCGACGAGGCGCTGGCCCTGGCGGTGGTGCTCGCCGCCACGACGGTCAGCGTCACCGAGATGGCGGCGCACGTGATCATCAAGTTCACGTCCGACATGTCCAGCACCGAACCACCGGATTGGGTCGAGCCTCGCATCCGAGAGGACCTGCGGGGGTTCGTCAACAAGGCGATGGACCCGGACTCGCCCAAGGTTCGCAAGATCATGCGCGACATCTTCGAGCAACAGACAAAGGAAAGGGGATCAGATGAATGATGAACATCGCAAAGAGAGGGAACGAGAACTCGAGTCATTGGCGAAGATGTTCTCTGACCGGTACAACATGCTGGTTGACCAGTTGGAACGCACCGGGGATTTGGAGCAATTCGAGCTACTACCGACCATCCAATCACTCGATGAACTGGATGAGTTCAGCCGGACACTCACGACAGGGGAGGTTTTCCAACTGGCGTCCGCACCGGACCGAGCCAACCTCGCCGAGGCACGCTGCGTCATCTCCGACGCGGTGATGCACGCGCGGTCGTTGGACTACGACCGCGCTCGAGAGTCGCTGACCCAGGCGATGCGCAAGCTGATGCGCGTGCGCAACCGCAAGCGAGCCAAGGAACTGATCCCCGAGGTGGAGGAAGCGTTGAACGAGGTGGAGGACATGCTGATCGAAATCATCAGCGTGTTCGAGGCCGCCGAGCGCAGCTTCAACGGGGAGGTGTTCGCCCGGTGAAACGCAGCTTGCTCGTAGACACCCACTACGACCGAGCGGCCAACGCCATCTTCCGCGCGCACACCCTCGGGCATGAAGATGCCTACGTTGGGTGGGACGTGATCGTCGATGGTGACGAGCATGAGTCGGTCTTCGTCTACATGGTGCCGAACCTGGACTCCAATCCACCGGAAGTCGATGTGTACGTCGGGAAAACGGGCGATCCCACCAAGGATGTGCTCGTGGCGGTCGTTACCGCGGTCGCCGAGTGGCCGCCCGACGAGTGACGTGCGTTCTGCGACCGCCACCACATCGAAACGCCCCTAGATCGCCGGGGGCGGGCCGTTAGTCTCCAGGCCCGTTCCCGGCACGGTCCCATCTTTTCGAAAAGATGAGAACCAAGGCCATAAGCGAGCCGGGCAAGCCAGCACGCAGTTGGAGCAGGCGCTCGCTCCCCCCATGCCTCGGGGCCGGGACATGGGGGGGGATTGCCCGAAACAATCAAACCAACCATCAGGAAGGCAATACGCAATATGCCAGTACAACCCAAGAAATCAGGATTGGTGGCGAAGCAGAACGAGGTGCTCCGAGAGCAACTCGACCGCTTGGCCGAAATCGGTGGGAAGTTGACCACCGAGGACGACATCGTGTTCGAGGGCACGAAGTTCATCATTCCTGCCGCCCTCAAACTCCCGGAGGCTGTTCGCATCCTCTCCAAGCGCGCTGACGACGAAGAGAGCATCATCAAGTTCTCTCGGGTCTACACGTTCCGTCCGTACGACGGCGCGCACGCCACGATGCTGGCGATCCGCCAGTGCTTCGGCTTCACACAAGGCAAGACGATCCGCACGTTCTTCGGCGATCAGCCCCCGCAGCTGATCGACGTGCAGACCGGCATCGACACCAGGGCCGCCGTGCCGTGGGGAGCGATGGTCATCCCTGGATTGCAGGATGCGGTCCTGCACCTGTTGGCGCAGCACAACGAAGAGTTGGGCCAGGTGTTCGCCGTCAGCGTCCAGTGTCGACGCAAGGACCGGTTCTCGATCGAGGGCCTGTTCATCGTCATCCAGGACATCCTCGAAACGAACTCCATCTATCGCGGCAAGGCGATCGACGGGGCCGAGACGCCGGGGTTCCTCGACGTGTCGGCGGTGGACTTCGAGGATGTGGTGTACACCAAGGAAGTGATGCAGCAGTTGGAGACGTTGGTGTGGTCTCCGATCAAGCACGCCGAGCAGTTGGCGGCGCTCCGCATGGGCGGCAAGCGCACGACGCTGCTCGAGGGGACGTTCGGCACGGGCAAGACCCTCGCCGCGTACCTCACCGCCAAGGTGGCAATCGAGAACGGCTACACCTTCATCATGTGTCGTCCTGGGAAGGACGACCCGTTCCAGGTGCTGATGACGGCGCGGATGTACCAGCCCGCGGTCGTGTTCATCGAGGATGTTGACACCTTCACCGGGCCCGGCGCTGACCGGGACGCGGTGACCAAGGTGCTCGACGTCACCGATGGCATGGCGACCAAGGGGTTGCGTCTCAACCTGGTGATGACCACCAACCACGCCGAGTTGATCCACAAGGGCATGATCCGGCCGGGCCGACTGGATGGCATCATCCATATCGGCTTCATGGACCGTGAGGGCGTGGAGCGGCTTGCGAAGCGGGTGATCGGGTCGAAGCTGGACCCGGACACCAACTTCGACGAGGTGTTCAAGGCGATGGAGGGCTACACGCCCGCCTTCGTCAAGGAGGCCTTCGACCGCGCGGTTCGCTACTCGATCGCTCGCAACGACGGACGGTTGGGGCCGTTGTCGACCGAGGATTTGGTCGGTGGAGCGAACGGGTTGCGTGACCATCACATGCTGATGGAGGGGGCGTCCGAGATTCGGTCGCTGCCGGGTCTCGACGGCAAGTTCGCCGAGCTCATCACGAATGCCGCCGACGAAGCGCTGCGACGCCGCGTTGACGGGGCTGAGATTTACGACGACGACAGCAACTACTTCGGTCGCATCGTGATCGACAGCTAGATCGGGGTAGTCGTCGGGGCTGTTCGCAACTGTCCCGGCTGGCCCCCTGCGGAGATTGCCCTCCGCGGGGGGCCACCCCTCTTTTCCAAAAGATCAACTTACTCAGGAGGAATATACGCATTATGAACAAAGACGAAATGTTGGAGCATCTACACAAGATGCTCGATATGGCTCAGACGACCAAGCAGGAGATGGTCGATGAGCATCACGCGCAGGCCGATCTGCCACCCGTGTTGTGGTACGTGGGCAAGGATGGCCAGCACTCGACGATGCTGCTCAACCGGTGTCCGTTTCACGATCACACGCCGCCCGAGATACTTGGCATCACGCTGGTTGACGAGTACGCCGAGTACGGCAAGCCAGTGTTGATCACGGTGGGCAGCGAGGGCTTCGTTGACGTGGCTGACGAGGAAACGGGCCAGATGTCGGTGGAGGTTGCGCGTGGCGAGTTGGTCAAGGACTTCATGGAGAACCCGGCCTCGAAGATCCGCGAGGCTGTGTTCATCGCCGTCTGCCAGGACGACATGGTGGGTGGTACCGAGATGGTGCAGATCACCGCGCCGTTCACCTACGACGACGGGTTGCGGGTGGTGTGGCACGATCGCCTCGTCTACGCCGACGATGACGAGTTCATGTGTGGCGGCGAGTTGTCGGACGTGATGCGCAACGCCTTCACCACCGGCGAGGAACAGTGGGCCGAGATGGTCGACGCGCGCCACAAGATGAAGGCGCTCGACCTGATCCGCGGCGCACTCGAGTGGCCCACGCGGGAGGAAGTCGGCGAATGGACTGCGTGCACTGACGAGGAAGTGACCGAGGAACTGGTCTCCATCGAGAACAACGGACTCGACGTGACTGCTCAGGTCAGGGAACTCTTTGCCGAACTCAACTCGACGTTCGCCGAGCACATCGAGCGCGCTGACCTGGTGTGGGATGGCACGCAGTCGTTCGGGATCGGGATCAAGATGATGGAGCCCGGCTTCGAGCAGGACCCGCCCGATCCCCCGGACTTCTTGCCGCGGCTGATCAAGATGCTGCAGGACTCCGGGGTCGTCGACGACTTGGAGAAGATCCCGGTCAAGCACGGCATCTTCCACGCGATGAGGACGTTCGCATTCAGAGAGGAAATCGAAGAGACCCTCGGAAGGGAGGAAGGCAATGAGCCTGACAGCGAATGAAGTTGGGGCAACGTTCCCTGACAACGAGCTCGCCCAGGTAGTGAAAGCCCTGGGTATCCGGGTCGACTCGCTCACGAACAAGATGAAGCGGGTCGATGGATATCAGAAAGGCCTCGCACTCGCTGAGTGTGAGGATTGCATCGCCGCGCTCGATCGAGCACGGCGCGAGTTGCTCAGCCGCATGGCTGGCTAAATCAGGAGGAATCAATCATTCATGGCAACAGACTTTGATATTTCAACCATCAACTCATGGCGCCACCACGACGCCGCCTTCGTAGTGCTACTTGCGTACGCCTGCGGATGGACCATCCACCCCAACTCATCCGGTTCGCTGCGGATGTTCTCGCAAGACGGCACGCAAGTCACGGTGCCCGACAACACCAGCTTGAACATCAACGTGTTCCGCTCGTGGGTCGGCAAGGTGTGGCGCCATCGTCGCACCACCGTGTCGCCCAAGGCTTTCGAGGAACTCGTCGGCAAGTCCAAGATCGACCGACCACACGTGAAGATCGCGTGGACGGCGACCGCACTCGAGCCACCGACCCCGCTGCCCGAGACGACCGCACACGACGACGACCAAGCAGCAGCAGAAATCATCGCCGCCACGCTGGATGAGCGGGACGATGCCGCGCACCGGCAGGCAGCTGATGCTGTAGCTGCCCTGGTGGACGGGCCAGCAGAGGAAAGCTGGGTCAAGGGGGAGGCGAAGGCACTCGAGGTTCTCGAGCGCACGATGTATCCACCCGCTGACGGCAACCGCCACGGCAAGATCCGCAAGCAGGGACTCAACCGCTACCGGAAGAACTCCAAGTACGGCGGAGAGCACGTCAGCGAGCACGTCGTGCGGCGCGAGTGGTCGGACGGGTTCATCGACTTCGCCTGCGCGGACTGCGGCCACGTCAGCAAGTCGCCCTCGGGCATCGGCGGGCACCGCGTCACGCACGGGGACCCGGCAGCCAAGGCAGCCAAGGGCATCCAGACCAAGCGGCGCAAGGCCGCACTCGCTGCCCAAGAGCAGGCTCGGATCGACGAGAAGGCAGCCAAGGCCGAGAGGGTGGAGGCGGCAGCTGAGACTGACGATCCGATCCTGCCACCACCACCGGCCCTCGCGGTCGAGGCACCCGAGGTTCGGCTGGCTCAGATCGCACGCCTGGTGTTCCCGTCGATGCAGCAGCGCGTCGAGGCACTGATGGCTGAGCGGGATGCGGCCATCGCCCGAGCCGAGAAGGCTGAGGGTGACCTGGATGCACTGCGCGACCTGCTCGGAGCACGGAAGTGAAGCGTGACCAGTCCGACCTGATCCTCGGCATCATCCTCGTCTGCGTGATCGCCACCGTGATGTGGTGGGTGTTCGCGTGAAGGGGCCACTCGATCTGGGACTGTTCACCTTCAAGAAGTCCACCGTCAGGTACCACGTCTACACCCACATCCAGTTGGGGTACGACGTGTACGTGCCCAAAGCCACGCTGTCATGCGAGCAGCCACCCGACATGGTGCGCTTCACGCTGGAGTCACAAGATGATGAGTGACACGATCTGGCTGCGCAAGGCTCGCCGTACCCAGCGAACCAACCACTTCATGCGGTGGTTCTACCTGACCAACATCGCCTTCAACGTGGTGCTGTCCTACGTTGGCCGCGTGCCGTGGATATCACGGCTCGCAGCCCTCATCCTGCTCGTTGCGCTTGTCGTCAACGAACTCATGATCCAGAAGCTCGACCAGGCAATGAGGGAGGTGAGCATGAGCATGGAGCCAGACCCCGAGGTCCCGGAGACCGAAGAAGAGGGAACCGAGGAAGACGACAAGCAGCCCGACGAATAGCATCGGGGAACCCATCACCACACCCCGTCCCGGGGAACCGGGACGGGGTTTTCTTTTGCCCAAAATCAGGTTCAGGTCACGAAGAACGCCAGTGCCATGCAGGCCAGGCCCGCGGCGCTCAGCATCCTCGGGGCGCGGTGCGCTGGGATGATCCAGAACAACACAGCAGCCACGACGAACACGATGAACGCGATCAACATCAAGGCTTCGGCCAGGTCTGCCTTCCCATCAGTCATGGTGGCGAGGATCATGGTTCCTTCTTTCCTTGTGTAGGAGTGCCCGTTCCACCGGGATCATCCCGAACAGGGCCAGCCCCGTCAGGAGGAAGGGGATGTCGTGGCCGCTCGTCATCGCTGAGTACACGATGAGGAATACCCCGAGCAAGAACATGATGATCTGCCGAGCCACGTCCAACCAGCCGGGGTCGATCCTCGGGCCAACGTGCCCCGGCTCGTTGTTCAAGGATCACCCCATCACGCGCCGCGCGTACTCGTCGGCACCGTGGCGCAGCCAGTCGTGCCAGTACGACGACGGGTCGGGGGTGAAGCGAGGCAGGTTGGCGTACGGGCCGGTCAGTTCCTCGCCCGACGCCGGGCGCACCGTCGAGCCGACCAGTACCACGTCCCCGTTGGACAGCGTTGCGAGATACATGATTTCCTCTTCATCATCAGGTGGGATCGGGATCGGAGCACCGGCATTGGCCACGTCGCTGCGGAAGCGGTCCATGTCCCACATCGCCGAGCCGTTGGCGTACTTCGACTGTCCCGCTGGGTCGATCTTGCGACCGGGCGCCCACTCGAAGTGGGCATGGAGTTGACCGATGCCGATGTTGTAGGCGGCGAGCAGTGCGGCGCACAGTCGACGATAGGCAGCTTGCTGGACTTCGGGCCACGGCTCACCGGTCCCACCGTTGGCAGCCTCGATGGCGATCGAGCGACTGTTCATCCCGTCGTCCGGTACCAGCCCGCACGGGTCCTTGCCGGTGCCGTTGGTGTTGGCCGCGCCACCAGCGATCACGTAGACCGTGCCGTCGCGCGACAGGTACAGGTTGCCGACCGGTGCATCGGGGTGGCCGTAGGTGCAGTAGTTGACGTCACCCCACGGGTCCGACGACGGGCCGCTGGCAGTGTGGTGCACGATGAGGTGGTTCGGGTAGCCCGAGTCGTACCCACCCGAGCCGCGGGCGCGGTACTGCCACCCGTCGATTTCGACGACGGCCCCGGCGTAACGGCACACATCGGCCAGGTCGGTGAGGTATCTAGATCCGATGGCGGTACCTCCCGTCAGCTTCGCGACGACAGGCTCGACACTCTCGGTGTCCCGGTCGATCGCTGCGGTAATAGGTGTTGGCCTCATCGTAAGGATGGCCGTGCACGCAGTGGTCACGCTCGCGCCCGTTGCGACCGCGCCCACGTTCGATCATGTCGGCGGTGTTGTCGGCCACCGTGCCCAGCAACAGGTGGTCGTAGCGGAAGCACGGCTTGTTGTCGCAGCGATGGCGCACGATCATGCCCTCGGGGATGGGACCATTTACCTGCTCCCAGACCCAGCGGTGGAGGTACTGCTGGTTGCGATGCTTGCCGTAGCCAGGGCCACCACGGATCGGTGACTCGCGGCACGGTGTCTCGAGCGTGCTACTGCCCATCGGGCCACATGTCTTCCAGCGCTTGGCGCACGGCATCCACGCGTGACTGGTACTCGGGGGGCACCTCGCCGAGGCGGTCGACGCGTTCGAGCGCCTGCGCGCGGCGTATCTCACGCCGGGGGTCGGGCTCGCTGCCGAGCATGTCGGCCACGGTCCGCTCGAGAACGAGGATGCGATCCTCGAGCCCATCGTCAGCATCGTAGGCATCCTCGGGATCAACATCACCGATCATGACTTCCCCTTCTTGTCCATCTGCCTCAACATCCGACCCATCGCATCGACCTGGTGCTTGCGCTTGACCGTCGTCTTCCTGCCGACCGGCTTGGACCCGTGCTCCTTGGTCCACCGCTCAGCAATCTCGGGGTGGTTGGCGAACATGAACTTGCGCTGCTTCTCACTCTTGAACGGCATCAGGCGGCTGCGACCACGAGAGCGCCAGCGTTATCGACCGTGAGGCGCCAGCGCGATCCGTTGGGTGAACGCAGGATGATGCCCTTGGCGGCGTCGGTGATTTCGATGTCGCTCGCTCCGACCAAGGCGGCCTTGGTGTTGGCGGTGTTGTTGCCCTCGGTCGCGACTTCCTCGATCGCGGCTTGGACGTTGGTCGCTGCCACCGATCCAGCGGGAGCGAACGAGACGGCGGTGGCATCATGGGCGTCGGCAGCCAGCGCGATGTGGTTGGCCAGCGTCTGGCCGCCCCCGGTGGGGCTGGTCAGCCACGCCGCGTCCAACTTCTGCGCGGCTGCTGGTGTCTCGATCAGGAGCCAGTTGCCGGGCGCGGGCGTGGTGCACACCGGCAGTTCAGCGAGGGTCTTGTTGGCCATGCCTCGTCATCCTTTCATGGGCGCGCCGCGAACTGCTGCCTTCTCTGCTCGGCGGCCCGGGCGGTGTCGTTCAGCTGGTAGACCGGCAGGCCCAGCCACCGCAGCATCGACTGCTGCTGCTTGTCCTTGTTGAACTCATCGTTCTCGTTGGGGAACAGGCGCGACGCGACCTGCAGTGGCGGGAACAGCGAGCGCGCCGCATACGCACCACGCTCACCGACCAACGGCAGCCCACCCTCGGGGTTCTTCTGCAGCGAGCCCATTGCCCACAGCGCCGGGGTGAAGGGCAGCATCTTCCAGTCCATCTCTTCGGGCGTGTCGGTGAAGGGCTGCCCGGTGTACAGCTTGCGGTCGGTGACCAACGTCTCGACCGGGACGCGGATCAACGGGTTGACGTTGGACAGCATCCGAGCCGGATCGCTGAGTGTTGCCAGGTCCTGCTGGATGCGGGTGTGCGCCAGGTCGGGCGCCCAATACAGCGAGTCTTCGGTGCCGGGCATCGTGCCACCCGCGGTGAACGCACCCTGCTCCAACCAGTACTCGGGGGTCAACGGATCGGGTTCCTCGCTGACGTTGCGCACGAACGACTGGTACTTCAAGTACACGTTGGGCTTCAACCACATCTGCGAAATCTGCAGCGGGATGTTGCGCGACATGAACGTCCAGAACGGGACGAGCAGCTTGGCCCGCTCATCGAACCGCGAGACCTGCGAGTAGTCGAAATGCAGGCGGGTGACCCGAGTCAGGGCGTCGAACATGTCGTCGCCGCGAGCGATCGAGTCGAGTGCCAACGCCAGACGCACCGGGCCCTCGACCCACTCACCGCTCCACTTCGACAGCTGGGTCAGCGGGTTGTTGAACACGACGTTCGAGCGGGTGGCGCCGACACCACGCTCGGCGAACTGGCCACCAGCACCCGAGCCGAGGGTGGCCGTCATCGCTTCGCCGACCTGGGTCATCCCGCGCGTGCGGTCCCTGCCGCCCAGGTTGTGCTTGATGGCGAACGCCTCGGAGTCCTTGCGATACTCCTTCCAGATCTTGGCCGCCTGCTGAGCACGGATCAGGCCGACACCCTCGGTGGCGTTCATGAACGCAGCCGAGATGGCGTTGCGGATCTGGAACCCCGGCGACATGACGGCGTAGGTCTTGAAGAAGTCGGTGAAGAAGGCGATCGTCCGAGCAATCTCACCGTTCTCGATCTGCTTGTCGATGTTGATCATCGCGTTGCGCAGTTCCTGGGCCACCACGACGCCGGGGCCACCGTCCTTCTTCATGTTCTTGGCGATCTGCGCCCAGCCATCGTCGAGCACGCTCTTGGTGACCTTGACCAGCTTGCCCTTCTTGGCCGCCTGCTTCATCCGCTCGACCTGCTTGATGCCCAGGTCATGCATGAAGATCGCACCGAACTTGTCGTTGGCATCCTGCAGCAGCGTCTCGGCCAGCACCAACGGATCGACTTCCTCGGGCAGCGCAGCCAGCGAGGGACCGATGCCTCCCTCGGGAGCCTTGATGGGGCCGACCTGCCACAGCCGCTCCGTTTCGGCGCCCTCGAGCCGGGCCATCGCCACAGCGGACAGGTCGTCGGTGTAGCGGTTGAGTTCCATCACGTTGCTCGGGTGGTCGCGGCGCAGGATCTTCATGTCGGCCTGCAGCGCGGCACGACGCGACTCGAGCAGGGTCTGACGATCCTTGGCGAAGATGATCGCCTCGCGGGTCTTGACCATCATGTCGTCGATCGCCGCCAACTGCTGGTGGTACGTGTGCTCACCACGCAGGCGAGCCTCCAACGAGGGCTCCCGCATCTGCGCCTGCTGGTAGTCATCGAACTGATTGAGCGCTGTCTCGTGGTATCGCCGGTCGTCGTCCAGGTTGGACAGGATCCGACTCTGCCACTCCGAAATCTCCTTCGTCACCGGCCCGCTCGCCTGCTCCAGCTGCTCCTGCAACTGCTGGGCCTCGGCCTTGCGCGCCCACACTGCTGCCTGCGCGGCGGGGAGCTCGCTCTCGGCGCTGGCGATGTTGGCCAACTCGGTCTGCAGTTCGGCGAGGCGTCGGGTCGCCGCCGTGCGTGCTCCGAGGTACTCCGCTTCCTCACCAGCGAGCACCTTGGCAGCAGCGACCGGGCTCTCCCTGAACAGGTCGCTGTATCCACCGACACCACGCGGCCGGACCTCTCCGGGTCGCAGCCCGACCCTGATCCCAGCCGCCCGGCGCCAGTCGGCCCGAGGCAGGGCACGACCACCGAGCCTGACCTTGGGCGTCGGCCCCATCATCTTCTTGATCGCCGAGATGTGCATCCGGGTGACCGCATTGCGCCGCGTGGCCTGTGCCCGCGGCGCGCCACGCAGCCCTTTGATTTCCTTCAACTTGGGGATCGTGGTCTTGGTCTCGCGCTTGCCGAGGGCCCGAGATGTCCCGTCCAGCTTGGCCAGCTTGCGGTCTAACTCAGCGATCCGGCGATCACGGACGTTGGTATACGTGCCCTCGTTGCCATGGATCTTGTTGGTGATGACCTCGCGCAGTCGTTCCTCGTTCAGCGTGCCACGCGAGCGGTTGTACCCGAGGGTCTCCATGATCCCCAGGTCTTCGCCCCGCTTGATGTTGAACGTCTTGAACGTGTCGATCAGGATCTGGATCTGATCGCTCGACTTGGCCCGAGCGTTGTGCAACGCGGCGTAGGAGATGGCGCGCTTCATCCGCTCGGCCTGGTGGCTGAGGGCGAGCTCGCCACCCTCACCGACCACCTCCGGGTCGGCCCCGGCCATCCAGTCCGGGGGTGCCACCTCTTCGAACCGATGGGTCTCGGTGTTGTAGATCGTCCTGCCGCCGAACTCGTTCTCCAGGTCGCGCGCCATCTTGCCGATGGCTTCCTTGTCGTCACCGAACGCACGACGCAGGAACCCCTCCAGCATGTCGTTGGCCTGCTGGCGGTCGCCCTCG